CGAGTCCCTTCGGGCGCGCAGCGGCCCCCCTCGGTGCGATCCACCGGTGGGGGTTCTGCGTATCTGGCTCGCTGACGAGTCGCGCAACCGACGTTCCCAGCAATTCAGCAACGCTGTCTAGTTCGTCTAGTTGCCATTTGTGCACGCCGCGCCAGCGCGTCGTGATCTGATTCTGTGACATGCCAAGTGCACGCCCGAACGCGACCTGTGTATATCCGAGGCGCGCGGCTTCGGCTCGGATGTTCCCTGCGACGATATCCCCGGTAGAGCGCTTGGCGCTCATCACTTGTGCGGTGCTCATGCGCATAGGCTAATGGATAACGCGCTAACTTACCAGGTGTGCGCATTTAGATAATCGTCAATCCTTGTTGCGCATGTGTGGAAAAAGCATTAGTTATGTGTGTATGTCATCGAATCAATTGCTTGTGTCGCGCGCTGTGCGCCGCTTTATGGACGCAAATCACATCACGCAGGGCGCAATCGCCCGCGTCCTCGGTGTGAATCAAGGGCAGGTATCCGCACGCCTTCGCGGCGCGACCCGCTGGTCTCTCGATGACCTAGATCGTCTCGCCGCCGCCGGTGTGCCGATCGTTCTTGCCTCTACTGATCCCGAGGAAGTCGCCACAAATGAAAATCGCTGATCATGTTTCCCCTGCACTGCTCGCAGATCTTGACCAGGCTGTGACTCGGACCGCCGCACTCATCGTCATTAGCACCGACGGCGGCGCGGAACTGCACGTCAAGGAAGATGCGTTTACACCCGAGGAAGTCGCCGACATCCTTCGTGGCCTCGCGCGCGCGATCGACGCCGCTTGCGGAGGTGACGCAGCATGAAGGGATACCGCATCGACTGGATTCAGTTCGCCGCCGCGCTCACGACCATGATCGCGTTCGCCGCCGTTATGTGGTCCGTGTTCGCGCTCTACATCGCATGGCCCGTCGCGACCCCCGGCATGGTGACCGCCCTCATCGCCTCGGGCATCTGGTCCCATCGCCACGAGGTGAACCAGACGAGGGAGACGCAGCGATGATTACCGAGGGAGACGCAGCTATCGTCCGTTCGCTGCTCTGCAAGACGCAAGCGATCGCAGCGAACCTACTTGAGGATGCGAAAGACCCGTACAAGCTGACGACGCGCGAGACGAAGCAGCGCCTTCGGTACATCGACGCCTATACGACGACCGCGATCCGTTACATGATCGAAAGCCCGAAGCAATGACCGCGCCCGCCCTTCGCCCTTCGCCCTCGCAGGATGTTCTACGCCTGACGAACAGCCTCGCTAAAGCCGGCTGGGGATCGGACTTCGCGGCCCCGGCCTTCCGCGCCTCGCGCATCGTCCTTCGTGAGCTTGCAAGCGCGATGTACGCGGCCCGCCGTGGCCGCGCCGCCGCGATCGACATCACCGCGCCACAGCTCGCAGACCGCACGGGATATACCGAGCGATGGACCCGCGACGCACTCGCAACGCTCGAAGCCCTCGGACTCATCGAGTGGCATAGGGGCGGAATCGTGGAAGGCGCGCCGCGCCCGTCCCTGATCCGCATCGTCAAGACCGCCCTAGCCGATCTCATCTACACCGCGCGCGTCTGGCATGACGACGTGCTCGATGCGCGCGTTATCGCGACCAAGGCGCGCATTAAAGCGACGCTTCGTTGGCGATTCTGCAAGGGCCGCAAACAGCGCGCTAACCCCCATGCGGAAGTGAATGCAATCCTCCCCCTCTTCGAGGGAAGGAAGGGCGCGCCCCCTCGGGCCGCGCAACCGGTCCTAACGTCCCTCAAGGATTCTATTCTGCACGAAACAACCGAAGGAAGCACGATGCCTACCCCTGATCCTGAATACATGCCCGTGATCTGCGGTCACGGCGCGTCCGTGCCCCGATTCTGCAACACATGCAGGTCCGAAGCCTGGCAAGCGCAAACCGCCGCCGAAAAGGAACGACAGCGAATTGCACGGGAAAGGGCCGCCGAAGCGGCCCGCATCGAGAACGAGAAAGCCGCACAGCCGACCGCCTTCGCTCTCTATATGGCAGAGACCTATCCCGGCGCTTCGCGCGCGCAACTCGCGCTCCTTGCGGTGAAAGATCCTCGCGCCCGTGAACTAGCAATTGAAGGATTCAATCATGACCACTCCTAAGCCAGACTGCAGGGCCGTTGTCGCTGACATTGCAGTCGATATCGAGTGCGCAGCCATGCGCGCGCATGAAGCCGTGAACGGCGATCGCCCGTACTCGATGAGTAGCGCGCAATTCAAGATCGCGGGCATGGCCCTTGATATCGCGGCGCGGGCACGTGAGATCCGCGATTACATTGCGTCGACGTATCCGCCGCCGCCCATGCCGACGATCGGAGACGAGCGATGACTAGCGATGCCATGACCGTAGCCGTATCAGTCCCCACGGGCGGACGAGAGTTCTACACCCCCGAGGCCCTAGCCAACGAACTGCAAATGTCAGTCGGTAGTCTCAAGACGTTAAGGTCGGTCGGCGGCGGCCCCCCGTTCGTGAAAATCGGACGGCGCGTAGCCTACCCCGTCGTGGGCGTGCGCATATGGGCATTGCAACGTATGCAGACGAAGGGAGCGGGGCGATGAGCGTCGCTCACGATTCATGGCGTACGATGTCAGGGACGCAGCGCAAGCGAATCACGGACCTGATCTACTCGCGCGACGGCATGGTCTGCTCACTCTGTCACCTGCCAGTGCGACGCGAAGATGCGAGCGTTGACCACGTTGTACCACTGTCAAAAGGCGGGCCGTCAACGATGGATAACCTTCGACTCGCACACCGTCGATGCAACTTCGCGAAGGGAAACCGAGCGCCTTCGGGTCGCACGAAGTTCGTCGATGATGGTCGCGACTGGTTCGCGCCGCGTCGCGACTGACTTTTTACAAGTGGTCAGGGTCCACTCCACCCCGCGCTTTAGTGCCGAGATCTCCCCCCCGATACTGAAAAAAACGCCCCGAAAGGAGGGTCAAAATGAGCGCCGCAACCCTGTTCGCAGTGCCCGAACCGGTCCTAAAACCGGGCAAATTGTACGAAGAAACCACGAAAACGGTAAACCTCATCGAAAAAACACCGGGAATCGCTACCAGCCTTGCCGGTCAATGCGGACTCGCCCTGCAACTCGCGCTCGAAGCCGACAACCTAGACCCTTCAGAAAAGGCTTACGCGCGCGTCAAGGTCTACGAAGCGCTATCCAACATCCTTGATCGACTGCACCAGGCGATCGAAGGCGCGGGCGCCGCGACTGGCTCCCAGCTCGCCGCCGTCGTGAGCCTCGTTGTAGCCGACGACGCGGACGACGACGGGGCGAACTTGTGAGCGCTCTCCCTAAGCCCTTCACGGTCCTTCCGCCGCCCGCTCATTGCCCGGCCCCTGATCCTGCCTACCCTCACAACGAGGGTGGCGAGGTCGCGAAAACCGCTCTACTGATGGGAATCCGCCTACAGCCGTGGCAACGCCTCGTTCTCAATCGCGCGACACAATACCGGTGGGAGACGAACGCGGCGGGCGATCGCGTCCGCGCATACAAATACAAGACCGTGCTAGTCACCGTCCCTAGGCAGTCTGGCAAGACGACGCTAGTCGGCCCCTTGCAAGTTTTCCGTATGCTGCTACGCCCCGGCTCGACGTGCCTCTACACCGCGCAGACCGGCGCGGACGCATCCGAGCGAATCCGCGACCTAATAAAGGCCGTCACACAATCACCGATGCGCGAAATCATCTCACCCCGCTACTCATCCGGTAGCGAGGGCCTAACGGTGAAGGACACCGGTAGCAAGCTACGCCGGTTTTCGCCCACGCTATCCGCTGTTCACGGCGGGCACCCCCACCTCGTGACGATGGACGAAATCTGGAAATTTGACAAGTATCTCGGAGACGGACTCATCGGAGCTATTGGCCCCTCGCAGGTCACCATTAGGCAAGAAGCGCAAATATGGATGATCTCGACCAAAGGGACAGCCAAAAGCGAATTCATGAACGACCTCATTGCGCGAGGCATCGACGGCTCAGACCCCTCGCTCTGTTTCATCGAGTGGAGTATGCCCGAGGGCCGCGACCCGTACGACCCCGAGACATGGCGCGCCTTCCATCCCGCGCTTGGAAACACGCAGACCGTCGATTCACTGTCTGCAGACGCCGCCCTGCCCTATTCCGAGTGGATGCGCGGATATATGAACGTCGTAATCTCGACGGAGGACCCGCTCATTCCCCTTGAGGACTGGGACAGCCTCGCAGGTGAACCGCTGACCCGCCCGTCGCTCGATGATGTCGCGATCGCCTACGACGTGGGATCACTGGGAGAGTGCGCCGCCGTGGTCGCCGCATGGAAGGACGAGGACGGGAAAACCGCGATTCGCGTCGTACGGCAAGCCCCCGGCGCGGCGTGGCTCGCCCCGTACGTCGCCGACCTCGCGCGCGAGCATCCGAATATGGCGATCTGGGCAGACGACGGCGGACCAACCCGCCGCGCAAACGCTGACCTACGCGACCGCTACGACCTAGGCGAGAGAATCCAGACAATGCGTTTCGGCGACCGCGCGATAGCAGACGGGAACCTACTCGCAGCGATCACAGAAACAAAGACAATCCGGCATGACGGGTCACGCGCCCTACGCGAGGCGATCGCAAACGCCGTCACGAAAGAAACAAACGGACAAGCGATGCTCTCGCGCGATAAGTCAAGCGCGCCCATCCCGGCACTCATCGCCGCGTCAGTCGCCGCCTACGGCGTCGATCACCCCGCGCCCGTCATGTGGGTACTCGCCTAATAACCTCAAGCGCCCCCGCCCTAACCCCAAAGGGCGAAAACTTGGCACCCGCGATCGCGCCGCGCGCATCATGTGCGCATGACTTTCACGACGCGTGTCCTATCCGCACTTGGGATCACCCGCGCGCAAGACGCGGGCGCGGCTCTCGCCGCCGTGACTGCACCGGTCCGACTTCCCCCAGTAGGCGACCCGCGCAGCATGACGGCCGTGTACCGCGCCGTGCAAGTCATCGTGTCCGCCGCGTCTCAACTCCCGCTCACAGTTGAGCGCGGCGGCGCAATCCTCGACGCAAAGTCCGCGCCCGCCTTCGTTCGCCGCCCTGATCCTCGCATGGGCCGCGCGACATGGATTACCCACATGGTGACCGCAATGGTCTTGCACGGCAACGCCTACGCGCGCATTGAGCGCGACGCCCGAGGCGACGTGATCGCGCTGCGACCGCTCGACCCCCGCGCCGTCATGGTCACGGTGAACCCCACGACGCACGCCGTCGTGATCGGAGCCGAAGGGCAAACACTGTCCGCCGCCGACGTTCTTCATGCCCACCTGCAGCCCGAAACGACGGGCGCGCCCTTCGGCCTCGGACCGATCCAAGCCGCCCGGCTCGACCTGCACGGCGCGCGGCAAACCCGCGACTTCGCTATGCAGTGGTTCGACGGCACGGGGCAACCGACCGGCATTCTCTCATCTGACGCCGCGTCCTACGAGGACGCCGTCAAGGTACGCAACGCATGGAACGGCATCGACGAAAACGGAAAACGCGTCGATCAATCAATGAACCCAAGCGGTGTGAAGGTTCTCCCCAAAAACTTCACCTATGCGCCCCTCTCGATTAGCCCGCGCGAAGCGCAATGGCTCGAAGCCCGCGAATTTGACACCCTGCAAGTAGCACGGCTGTTCGGCATCCCGTCAACGCTCATGCTCGCCGCCCCCTCTGGCCGCTCGATGACCTACAGCAACGTTGAACAAGACTGGATTAGCTTCGTTCGTTTCTCTCTCATGTACTACCTGCGACCGCTCGAAGAAGCGCTATCCGACGTGGCCGCGCGCGGGCAGGACGTGAGATTCAATCTTGAAGGCTTACTCAGGTCTGACACGAAATCGCGGTACGACGCCTACGCGGTCGCTCTCGCATCCGGCTTTATGACACTCGACGAGGTCCGAGCGCTCGAAGGCCGCGACCCACTCACCCCCACGAACGGAGACACCAACGATGACTAGCCCTGAGATGCGCCGCCGGTCCTACGAGGTTCGCGCCGTCGCCGATGACGACGGACGAACGATCACCGGCCTTGCGGTGCCGTTCGATACCGAGACGGAGATCATTCCCGGTTTTCGCGAAAAGATCGCGCGCGGCGCGGTCAATCTCGACACTATGCCCGCCTTGTTCTATCGGCACTCGGAGCCGATCGGTGTCATCACTGCGATGAGCGAACAAGCTGACGGGCTCATGATCGAAGCGCGCGTGTCTGACACGGCGCTCGGGCGCGACGCCGCGACCCTCGCCCGCGACGGCGCTATCAAGTGCCTATCCATTGGCTTTTTCGAACGTGAATATACCGACGAGACCACAGACGACGGCGCGACCCTGCGCACGCAACACTCGATCGACCTTCGCGAAGTATCGCTAGTGCCCATCCCCGCCTACGAGGACGCGAAGATTACCGCCGTCCGCGAAGCACAAACCCCCACCCCCACCACAAACACGAAGGGAACCCCCATGACCGACCAGATCACCCGCGCCGACATCGACGAGCTTGCCGACGCATCGACCGACCTCGCCCGCCGCCTCTCCCTGCTCGAAGCGACCGGCACCGCCGCCGCCCCCACCCCCACCGAAACCCGATCGGCGGGCGGCCCGCCTCGCCCCCCCCCGGGAGGCGGCCGGAGGGGCCCCCGCGCCCCCG